CTTCTAACCTATCTGTTTCTAAACTTTCTTCATAAAAACTTTTATTAATCTCATAGTCTGGGTTATTCTTGCCATACAACTTTCCTATTCTTTGTTGCAGTACAGTAAGTTGTGGGCTATATTCTTTTTCGTCTAACTTGGCTTGTTTTTGGGCGTCGCTTAATGAATTAATATATCTATCAGTTTCTATTAATTTTAATATACTATTTTTATCACCACCTTCTTCCATATAGTTTAGAGTATCATTTTCTAAAGAATCATAATCAATAAACTGACCCTTTCTTAATTGATTAAACCTTTGAAAAATACTATCTTGTACTTCAGCAGCATACCTGCTAGGGTCTACTTCTTCTGCATTACCTTCTTCTTTTGCTCGTTGGTATTTTTTTTCTGCTAAGTATTCATTTAGTTTATTAACACCAATACCAGCAATAGCAGCAGCAGCTTTTTGTTGCTCATCTCTGTTAGCACCTTTTAAAAGCTCTGCCATCATTTCTTGGTTTAACTCTTTTCTTTCTCTTAGAAGTTTTGCAACTACCCCTTCAGAGCTTTCAAAGAGTTCTCTCATTGCTCCAGCCATTATCTAATCCTCGCATAATCAACTTGTAAATAACCATTGGAATCCGTACTAATTGCTTCTGGGAATACCTCTATTGCCTCTTGTGCTATAACACCAAAAGTCATTTGGTTTCCTACAAGTTTTTTAGCTTCTTCTGTCCAATCCCAGAAGTAAGTGTTTAGACCACTAGCAAGTTGTCCTACTTTTCTAATATTAGTTTTAAGTTTTTTGTCACTTTTACTAGCAGCATATGCTTTAGCACTTTCCATAACCAAATCAGAAAAGAAACTATTTTTAGCAGGAGTACCTGCTTGGTATAAAGCTGCACCAGCTTGTGCAGAACCTTGTTGAGCAGCAGACCTAGCTTGTTCAATACTAAGCCCTTGATTAACAAGAGCTGATTCAAGGTCAGCAACAGAACCATAAGCACCAAATGCACCTGTAAACCCACCTAACAGCCTAGATAATGCTTGGTCAGAAGCTAACCTATTTATATCATAACTTTGTGCAGCTTGTTCAAATGCTTGTTGTTGTTCACCCATAGCTCTTTCTCTAGCTTGACCAGACAAGTCAGCTAATGTTCTGGATTGCGCCCTAGCTAGACCAAAAGCATCAGGTTGTACATAACCACCACCAGCACCTGTAGTTTCACCTGCTAACATTAAACCCATACGACCGCTGCCAAACAAATCAGATTTTAGTTGTTGTCTTTGTTGAGCAAATTGAGGTTCTAAAAGGGCAGACTGTTCAGCAAAGATATCTCTAGCCCTTTGTTCTCCTGTTTCACCAAAAGAAAACTCGGGTATGCCTTGTTTAGAACCCTCTAAATAACTGGTAAGAAAAGGTTGTGCATAACCAATTGCACCTTGTTGTAAGTCAACAAGTTGTGGGTCTAAAGTACGACCAACATTAAAAGCATCACCACTGGGTGTACCAGTAGTAGTACCTACAGAACTAGTATAGGTATAAGGTTGAAACTTAACACCTTGCATAGCCTTTGCTGGTTTTTGTTTTTTACTTTTAAAAATACTACCCATTGTTACTCACTCCCTCTAACAAATATCTCTCGCTGTTTACCAAAATCATCTTGTATAACTCCATAATATTTAAATCCGTATATGTTTAAAAACTTTGTGTGCTTTGCATCATTAACTAAGTGTTCTGCATAAATAGGTCTGTTGTTTTGTTTTAGTAAATACTCTAAACAAACTTCCATTTTTTTTCTTGTACTCTTTAACCATTTATAAACATCACAGTGTATAATTAAATATTCTTCGTATTCTTCTAAGTACAAAGTAAAAGCCTTGTCCTCTACTACAGGAACTTTATCCATACTACGCAGTACGCTTCCACATATAAACTGTTATGTAAGGTTGGTAGTTAGCATCAGTACCACTAACACCCTCTGTACTATTGGCTACAGTAATACCTGTTGGAGCTGTATCTATACTAGCAGAGTTAGTGCGTTCACTTCCGTTAAAATCTGCTTCATGTTCTGTACCGCCATAAGTACTAATTTGATTATTAGTAGTTAGTGCATGCGTGTGTCCAGGGTCTGTTACTGTAGCTGTGTGAGTGTGACTAACAATTACCGCATCTGCACTACCACCTGTTTCTTCAACAGTATCAAACAGTGTATTACCACCATCTAAACCAACCATTACTCTACCAGCACCAAAGGCAGCCCATGTACCAAAACCTAATAAAGTGGCTGGGTTAGTGGCTACAGAAGCCTGTGTATAAATACTTCCTACTGGAAGTAAGGCAGTTTTTGTAGCAGCAACTGCTGTTGTAATAGCTGCTGTTACATAAGCTGTTGTAGCTAGTTGAGTATTGTCTGTAGCAGAGCTAGCTGTTGGGGCTGTAGGAGTGCCTGTAAGGGCTGGACTATTGGTGTCAGCTTTACTATTAACTGCTGTTTGAATAGCACTAAACTCATCATCAATCTCCGTACCTTTTACAATCTTGTTAGCGTTACCTGTACTCAGGGCATCTTTAGCTGCAAAGTCTGTTGTTTTTGAATAATTACTCATTTATATAATCCTACCTAGTTTTCCGTAAATATCTACTTTTTGTATACTCAAAGAACCACCATCAATTTCTGCTTCTATACCTAACTGAAAAATGCTTCCCGAACCTGATACAGATGAATCTAATCTATCTAATGATATACCTGCTTGATACTCTGCTACACTTGCTGCATTAGCTCCATACTCTGCTATTCCGTACTCTGACACTGGTATATCTTTTATTGTAAACGGAAACGAGAAGTAGCTTGTTACATAATCAAAACCAGCCTTTAAATTAAATGGTTGTGCAGTAGAACCAATAACAGTAACAGCAGCTCTTTTTAATAACTTGTTTTGATTTGGATAATTTAAATCAAAGTGATTAGTAAAATAACTCATAGTGTAAGGAACAGAGTTATCTGTAAACCCACCATATTCTGCTATGCCATTAGCTTGTGTAAGATACATTTCTTTAGTTGTTTTATCGTAAACAAAATCAGTGTGGTCTAAGTTGTTCCAAGTTGTTACTCTATAAGCACCATCTTCTAGTGGTCTACGAGTATCAAATACATAAATAGTTTTTGCTTCTGGTAAGAATATTAAATAAAACGCTTTCTCAGGAAAGTAACAAGACTTAATTAAACTAAAATTAGATTCTCTATTTACATTATTTAAAAAAGAATCTCTTATGTTTTTAGATAGGTCATTTAACTTAGCTGACTTTTCTTGTATTGTTCTACCTAAACTTCTTAATCCTGTAGCAGATAAAAATAAAATATCCGCACCTGTGTTTTGTATTGTATCTCTAGTAATACAACCTACACCTTCTAATACTTCTACTAGGGTTAAGGTGTTTACATCAAAGCTACCTTGAAAACTATCGTTGTCTTTAAATATAATAATGTTGTTCTTACAAAATATAATTAAATATCCATTGTGGCTACCAAGCCCTGTAACGACATCTGAGCCTTTTGGAAGCACACCTGCTATGTTGATACTACCAGCACTCCCACTGCCCCATTTAGTACCTTCTAAGAGGTCTGAGAAGAATACAGTAGTCTTGTTAGTAGAAGTGTCTGCTGCCCATAGTCTACCATAAGCACTCATTACTATGTTTGCACTAGGTACATTACCTGTATAATCAGCGTGTTGGTCTATGCTTTTAAACTCATCAGCAGTAGACTCGTTAGTGTAGTACAAAGGTTTGTAACCTGCTTGAAAGAAATAAGCTCTGTCATTTAAGGTTACACCTTGCCAGTTACCTGCTAATATAGTATCAGTTGTAGTAGGTGTTATTGTAGTAAGTGTACCAAAACCTTTTTTAAATGTAGTAGCGTTCCAAGATATAAAAGTATTAACACCAGCTACATCTAAGAAAGGGTGCATACCTAATAGGTTAATACCATCACTACCTGTTGTACGATAGAACCAACCTTCTCTTGCACCTAGTCTACCAAACTCATCAATAACACAGTTGTTTGCATCAAGAGCAAAGCTAGGGTCATTAGACAAACTAGACTCTTGAGTATTTAAACCTAAAAATGCTGGTGCTACTAGTGATGCTGTTACTAATTCTTTTGCCATATTAGTTTGTACTCACAATAAATGGTACTTCTTCAACTGTAAGGATACAAGAAACTCCTGTACCACCTGCACATGAACCTTTAATTTTATAACCAGCTTCTAGCATTACATAACCACCATTCATTTGTAATTCTATAAAGTCACCAGAGCTTAAACTCTTATCACCTAATACTGTTATCTCTGTAGAGTCAAAGTTAATAGTTACATTTACATCTCCTCTAGTAGAACCTGCACTGTTAGATACAAAAACAAGAACTAACTTTGCTCTCATATTATTAGGTACTGTGTATACATCTGCTGGTGATGATGCTAGTGATTCTATAAAGACTGTTCTAGCTTTC